GGCAATGCCTACTGGCGGTATTATTATGTGGTCAGGTGCGGTATCTGCTATTCCGACAGGCTGGGCATTATGTAACGGTTCAAACGGCACACCTAACTTAACAGGTAAGTTTATCGTTATGGCTGACGCTGATAGCAGTGGAACTTACAATGTTGGAAACAGTGGCGGTGCAAATACAGTTACACTAGCAACTGGTGATATTCCTGCTCACTCTCACACTGGTACAGCGGCAAGCGGAGGGGCGCATACTCATACTGGCTCAACTTCTTCGGAAGGCGCACACACGCACACTTATGTAGATAAATATGTTGAACAAACATCTCTCATTCCGGGCATTGACATTGATTTTAACGCTACAACTTGGGACCCGAATGGCTCACTAACTGGCACAACAAGTTCAAGCGGAGCGCATACACACACAGTAAGTATTGCTAGTGGTGGCGCTCACTCGCACACGTTAACTGTTGATAATGCAGGGGGCGGTGGCGCTCACGAAAACAGACCACCTTACTATGCTTTGGCGTATATAATGAAATTGGCTTAATATGACTTTAGTACCTTTGGACATACCATCTGGCTTTTACAGAATAGGCACAGACTATGAACAATCTGGCAGATGGCGTGAAGGTAGCTTAGTCAGATGGTTGGACGGTTCATTGCGTCCTATTGGTGGTTGGCAAGACAGAAAGCAAGATTTTGCCTTACAGCCAGTTAGAGGTATGCACGCTTGGGAAGCATTAAACACTAGCACTTGGTTAGCAGGCGGTTCACATAATGCTTTAGTTGCTATGACAGGTGGCGGTTTAGTTTATGACATTACTCCACAAAACTTAGCAACTGGACGCAAGGATGCGGCTGTATCGGCAGGATATGGTAAAGGTGCTTATGGTATTGGTTTCTGGGGTACGCCAAGACAACAACTTTCCAATGCTATTCCTGAGCCTGCTACATTCTGGAATTTAGATAACTTTGGCGAATTAATGGTGGGTTGCCATTATGATGATGGTAGGCTTTTAGAGTGGGGCTTAGGTATTTCTAGTGGTGCTGAGAAAATTACTAATAATAGCTTTACTGCAGGCACAGATTGGACGCTTGGCACTGGTTGGGCAATTAGTGGTGGCGATGCTAAATGGACAGGCACAACGGCGGCAAACCTTCAGCAAGCTATAACTGGCCTTACAAGCGGTGCTAAATATCATTTTACAATAAATGTAACTGACCCTGATGCTGATAGTGATGCGTCAACAATACCGTCATTAAAAGTTAAAGTTTTAGGCACAACAACTACTACAGTCTTGCTTGATGAAACTTTACCTATTGGAAATAGTTTTTATAGGTTTGATACGGACGATACTGGCATTACAATACAAATTTATCCTGCAAGCAATGCAGAGCAAAATGTAAATGTAGCTGAAACATCTTTAAAAATAGCAACGGTTGCTACGCCTATAACTAATGCGCCATTATCTAATCTTGGCTTAATTGTAACTGAAGAACGGTTTATTTTTGCATTAGGTTCTGGTGGAAATAGCCGTAAAATATCTTGGTGCGATAGAGAAGATAGAAATACTTGGACGCCTGCCGCTACCAATGAGGCAGGGGATATAGAGCTACAAACTTCTGGGCAAATTATGCAAGCAATAAGAACCAGAGGACAAACGCTCATTTTAACGGATACAGACGCCCATACAGCACGTTATCAAGGACCACCTTATGTTTATGGCTTTGAGAGAGTTGGTACATCATGCGGAACTGTTACGATGCGTGGAGCGGTAGATACTGATAGGGGCGTGTTCTTTATTGGTCAGGAAAACTTCTTCTTGTTTAATGGTAACACAGTACAAACTATTAAGTGCGATGTGCATGATTATATATTTGGCGACATTAACACTTCTCAGCAAACTAAAGTCTGGGCAATGGGCGTACCGCAATATGGTGAAGTTTGGTGGTTTTATCCTTCTAGCGACAGTATAGAAATAAATCGTTATGTTGCTTATGATTACAACGAAAATCACTGGATGATTGGTGAGCTATCAAGAACATCTGGCGAGGCTAGAGGTGTGTTTAGATACCCATTCATGGCAGATTATGACGGTACACACGCCAACATAAAAGAACACGAAGTTGGTTATAACGTGGATAGCGGTGCTATTTTTGCAGAAACAGGACCAGTATCCGCAGGAACAGGCGAAAATATTATGTACGTTACTTCAGTAATTCCTGATGAAGTAACACAAGGTGATGTAAGTATGACCTTTAAAACAAGGTATCATCCTAACGACACAGAAACATCACATGGTCCATTTACGCCTGCCAATCCTACAGATGCCAGATTTAGTGGCAGGCAAGTACGCATGAGAGTAACAGGTGTTAAGCCTGCTGATTGGCGTGTTGGTATAATGAGGCTTGAAGCTACAATAGGGGGTACACGTTAATGCCTGCACCTATTTTACCAGTTATAAGCCAAGATCTTTCTCAGTGGGGCAGACAGCTTACAAACTATTTACAACGTAACTTAGGTAAATTGTATTTTAAATCGTCAGACGATAACCCATCAGAAAATGGTGTTATTCTATGGGATGAAACAAAAAAATATGCTGTTGTGTCTAGCGATAATGCTTTTAGGCAACTTGCAACAAAGCAACCTACGCCTAGCGCAAACATTGGTAGCGCAGGGGATGTAACTGGAATGATAAGTTGGGATACTAATTATATTTATATTTGTGTCGCTGACCATGATGGAAGTAGCGCAATTTGGAAGAGGGTAGCACTAGCTACATGGTAAATGCCTAAAGATATTCAAGTTAATGAATTAGAAAGATGCCGTCCTTGGATCGAAGCGGCACTTAAATATACTGGAGGAACCCATTTTTGGGAAGATATAGTAGACGGTATTAGTGCAAGTAGAATGCAATTATGGCCAAGTGCTAGGGGGTGTATTGTTACGGAAATTGTGGTATACCCTAGAAAGAAAGTGCTTAATATTTTTTTGGCAGGTGGCGAATTGGAACAAATTCTTGATATGAACGACGATGTAGGAAAGTGGGCAAAGTCACATGGTTGCGAAACTGCAATCATATCGGGAAGAATTGGTTGGAAAAAACCACTTATACCAGAGGGGTGGAAGTTAATGTATGCAAATTTCCAAAAGGAGATTAAATAATGGCAAAAGGCGGTAGAACAAATCAAGATGCAACAATGCCTGCATTTGCAGAAACTGGAATACAGCAAACCACTGGTGTTGGAACAGATGCCGCGGCTACTGGTTATACTCCGATGTACGGTATTGATGTTGCAGGGTTTTCACCAATGCAAACAGCAGCTTTTGAAGGTACGAACCAAATGGCAAACGCTTTTGGTATGCCAACAGCAGACAATCAAGGTTATTTACCGCCTACACAAACTATAGGTGGTATAACTGGTTATTCTTCAGGTGATGTTTATGATGCAAATGTAGATGCACTTAAAACAAGACGCCCCGGGCAAGCTGATTACATAGAAAGTTTTGCAATTAATCCAGTTACAGGAGAAGCTGGTAGCAGAGTGCCAGATAATCAACCAGTTGCATTAGAAATGCAAGGTCAAGGTACACGAGGAGGCAAGTAAAATGGCAGGTGGTGCAAATCCTAACATAGTTCAGCCCACGGCAAATCCATATAACCAAGCGTCTATGGCGCAAATGGGTGCTATGGGAAGAACAGCGCAAGGTATGGGGCAAACAGCGGCTACTGGTATGGGTGCGTATCAAAACCCATACGACCAATCTGTCGTTGACAGAACCCTTCGTGATGTTGGTGGTGCGGCACAAATTGGACTAAACACTCTTGATGCTCAAGCTGGTTCGGCAGGGGCTTACGGTGGTTCTAGGCATGGAATAGCAATGGCAGAAGCCGCAAAAGGTTATCAACAACAGGCGCTAGATAAAGTTGGGGCATTAAGACAGCAAGGTTTTAATACAGCATTGGGAGCTTCTCAAGCAGACCTTTCTAGGCAAATGCAGGCAGCAAATCAACTTGCGAATTTGGGTCAACAATCTTTTGGATATGGTCAAGCAATAGGTAATCAGCAAATGCAACAAGGCGCCTTGCAGCAAGCATTAATGCAAAATTTGGCAAATGCAGGGTCAAAGCAATATCAAGGTTATACTGGTCAACCATTAGGCTCGTTAAATACATTATTACAAACTTTGGCAGGTCAACCAGATATGAAAGGGCAAACTTCTTCATTCAACCCTGGCTTATTTAACTACTTACAAACAGCCGCAATGATGACAGGTGGATAATGAACCGATATGATTTAGAAGATATAGCAAGGCGTACAGCCGCAAGTTATAATTTGCCACCAGAGATTTTTTTACGCTTAATAAATACAGAAAGCGGTTTTAATCCAAATGCAGTATCGCCAAAAGGTGCAACTGGATTAACACAACTTATGCCTGATACAGCCAGAGAAATGGGTGTAACAAATATTAACGATATTACACAAAATATTGAAGGCGGTGCTAGATACCTTAAAAAAATGGTGGATAAGTACGATGGCAACATGGAATTGGCTCTTGCAGCATACAACGCAGGGCCGGGAAATGTTGATAAATTTAATGGCGTACCACCGTTTGCCGAAACCCAAAATTATTTATTTAAAATGCTTGGTAGACGGCCTTCTCAGCCAGAACAATTGCCAAATACAAGAGCATCATCAAGAGGTGATGAGCAGGGCGGTTTATTAAATATGCTTACTAATATGGGCAATAAAAGCGGTATGAATACGTTACAAAACTTTGCGCAAGCACTAGATCCTTTAATCTTACCTGAAGCGAGAATGGGCAAAGTTATAAGAAGCCAAGGAGCCAAAACCCAAAAACAAAGACAAAGCAATCAAACAGCCGCCATGCTTGATAATTTAGAAGGTGGCGCGCCATACGCAGCGGCAATTAGAAATGGTGCAGATGGTCAAACAGTTTATATGCAGTACCTAAAAGACAAAAAAGAAGGTGTATTAAGTAAAAAAGATATTTTTGCTGCAACAAATGCATTGCGTAAAGAGTATATTGGCACACCAGAAACAAAAGAATTTGCAAAACAATCAGCTGCATTTGCCAGAATTATGGCTTCATCAGAAGCTCCTACTGGTGCGGGTGATATGGCTTTGATTTTTAACTTTATGAAGTTGCTTGATCCCGGCTCAACAGTTCGTGAAGGCGAATATGCAACAGCTAGAGATACTGGTAATGTAACGCAAAGAACTAGAGCAATATACAATAAATTGGTTATGGGTACTACATTAACAGAAGAGCAAAGGGCAGATTTTGTAGACCGATCAGTTCGCTTATACAGAAAAGCTGAAACACAATTTAAAACGGTAACAGATCAATATACAGCACTTGCAGAACAGCAAGGTTTGCCAATTGACCAAATAATTATTGATAAAGGTTACATTGGTGAAATTCCTAAAATTAATAAAAATATAAAACGTGAAAGTATACCGCCAAAACCAACAAGCCCACCATTTCCAGAAGCAGAAGTTGAGAAATACTCAACTGACCAAGCTTGGCGTGAGCATTGGACAAGAAATATGACACAAACGCAACGAGAACAATATATTGATGCAATGTCGCAATAAAAAGGCAAAAATATGGCTAATATAGAAGCAGCAATGGCAGCATTAGGGGCACCGCCAAAAGAGCGATTAAGAAGCATGGGTCAAGGTTTGACACTTGGTTTTGCAGACGAATTAGAAGCACGTGCAGTTTCTTTAGCATCAGGTAGGCCTTACGAAGAAGTATTAGAAGAAGTACGAGATAAGCTTTCTAGATATAGAGACGCTTACCCAATGAGTTCTTTGGGTTATGAAGCAGGCGGTGCTATGGCACCAACAGCTATTTCTTTATTACTGTCACCATTTACTGGCGGTGGTTCCACAGCCGCAACATTACCAACATGGGCAAGAGTATTAGGCATTGGTGCAGCAGAAGGTGCGGCATACGGTTTTGGTACTGGTGAAGGTGGATTTGGCGAGCGCATTGATAGCGCAGGTAAAGGTGCTGTAACTGGTGGCGTTGGTGGAGTTGTAGGTGGTAAAGTTGCTGATTTAGGTTTCACAGCAATGAAAAATCTTGCAGACGCAAGCCGTAGAATTGTTGGTCGTAGAGGTCCAAGTGTTGTTGAAAATGAAATACAAAGATTGGTACAACAAACTGGAAAATCACCAGACGAAATTGTGCAAGATTTAATAGATGGTAGGATATTGGCAGAAAACAGAACTTTGGCCGCCGCGATAAAAGCAATGCAAACAGGTCCTGCAACAAATGTTATACAAGATTTTGCAAAAACAAGACCTGCGTTGCAACGTGGCAAGGCGGCAGATGAGTTAGGCCAAGCATTAGATAGTAAAGACCCTAAATTTCCTGCAGTTGCCAATTACATAGCTGACGAAGATGAATTGCAAAAAGAAATTAGCAAACAGTACAAACCATTTAAAAACAAAATGCTTGATCAAGCAACATTTGACGATTTATCTAAAATATTAGAGCGTAATCCGCAATTTGGCTCAGCACTAAATGAACTTCAAAGTCTTAAAATGCGCAAACCTTTGTACAGTATTGGCGATGATGGCATTAAATTTATAAGACGCCCAACAGTACAAGAAGCCGAAGAAGTCTATAAGGTTATAAGAGACAGAGGCGTAAAATTAGCAACCGATAAAAAAGGGACTGTTGCAGGTGCAACAAAAGATTTATCAAAACGTTTAAAATCTAAATTAGACACTGCATTCCCAAAATTGGCTGATGCCAGAAAAATGGCACAATCAAAAATTAACAACGCTGATGCATATAAAGCAGGTGAAGATGCACTTTCAAAAGGTGACATTTACCGAACGATGATGGACTTAGACAGAAAATTTGATAGTCCAGAAGCTCTTGATGCTTTTAAAATGGGCTTTTTAGGTGCAATACAAACAGGTCTTACAAAAGGTAGGCAAAAAAATCTTATAAGAACATTAGCCGACGATACCAAACAAGAAGGTATGTTATTGCGGCAGTTATTACCTGATGATGATGAATATAATAAAGTATTGAAACAGCTACAACTTGCAGATGAAAGTGAAGATGTTGCAGGTAAAATATTAAATAATACCATAACAGCCGAAACCTTGCTTTCTAAGCAAGCTCAAAATTCTAAAATAACAACAGGTGATATGCTCGGTATTTTTGCAGGTAATCCTGATAGTTATTTTAGAGCAGTCAGCAAATTTGCAAATAAATTTTCTCGTGATTTGACAGACGAAGAAAACCTTAGAATAGCTCAAATACTTGTTTCCGAAGACCCAGATCTCGTAAGAAACGCTATTATTGATGAAAGTGGCGCGCAAAAATTAGTCGATTGGTTTGCAAATAACAGATACAGAGTTGCTAGAGGTGCCGCATTGGGCGGTGCTACATTTGCAACTGGTGGCGTAGATGAAATAATGAGTGGCATGCGTGGCGAAGATCGCAAAGGTATGGGTTTGCTTGAAAGTTTGGGAGCGTACTGATGAAATTAGAAAAATTAGACCAAACGCAGATTGAAGGTATAGTTTCTAAGGCAATACAAGATGCAGTAGATTTTATAGATGATGAAATAGAGCCGCAACGTATTAAAGCACAAAGATACTTTGATGCAGAAGTTGATATTGGCTCTGAGCAGGGTAGAAGTAGTGTCGTTGCCACTAAATGCCGTGAAGTTGTGCGAGGGCTTAAGCCATCAATACAGCGTATATTTTTAAATAACGAAAAACCAGTTGAGTTTGTGCCTCGAGGTCCAGAAGATGTAAAAGCTGCAGAACAAGCAACATCTTATATTTCGTATAAATTTCATCAGCACAACGGCTATCGTATTTTAAATGATGTATTCCAAGATGCTATGGTTAAAAAAACTGGTATTGCATACGTTTATTACAATGAACAAATGCGCCCAGAAATACATACATATACTGGTTTAAATGACGAAGAGTTTGCGCTAGTTGTCGAGGATGATGACGTAGAAGTAATAGAACACGAAGAAACTACAACTGAAATAGTTGAAGAAGGAATGGGTGTTGCTGAAACAATACACGATGTAAAAATATCAAGAATGCAATCTATGGGTGATTTGTGTATTGAAAGTTTGCCTCCTGAAGATTTTTTTATTGATCGTAATGCTAGAAGCATAGACGATTATTATGTTTGTGGGCACACAAGCGAAAAACGAATTTCTGATTTATTGGCAATGGGTTTTGATTTAGAAGACTTGCGTGGTTTAGAAGGCGATGACTACAGTAGTTTAGATGACGAAACTGAATTTGAGCGAAGAGGCTATTCGGTAGAACACGACGATAATGAAAACATATCAGTATCTTCAAAAAAAATAACGGTTACAGTTGCTTATATGGAGCTTGATATAGAAGGCACTGGTATGCCAAGATTATATCAATTTACCTGTGCAGGTGGTTTATATAAATTACTTGACTATACAGAAGCTGATTATGCACCATATGCCATTTTTGAGTGTGACCCCGAAAGTCACGCGTTCTTTGGCACATCTTTAGTTGATTTAGTTCTACATGACCAAGATGCCGCCACTGCAATGTTGCGTGGAGTGCT